ACTGATCCTGCTCTGCTTTCAAGAACCGTACGGCTTCTAGAACAGTACCGTTCAAAAGCGCGGAGTCAAAGTTATCGCCCAACCACGTAGTTCCGGCAGTGACGATAGATTCCGGATAGTAGTAATAATGAAGCTCTGCGTAATACGCGGTATCCGGCGTGGGGCCGACGATAAACGAAAGCTCAGTCTCTAAGTCCGACCGGGGGCCAAAGATGGCGTAGTGCTGAGGCTTGCCTGTCGAGTTCGGAGGGGGATACGCTTCACGGATGAAGTTAACATCCTTGTTCAACAGGTACGTATATGTACCGGTGTTGATGTTCCCGCCTACCACCCCGGAAATAACCGCGAGGGAATAAACAGACAGAAAGTCTAACGGAGCCGATAAGTACTGATTGTTAGCGGTAAATTGTCCGTAGACGTTCTTACGCAGGTTGGCAATCTGAACAGTGTTATAGATCTTCTGCTCAGCTTGCTTAACAAGCATAGCCATCTGGTCATTGGTGAAAGTATTCTCAACAATGTCCTGAACATTCGCTGACAACTCAGTGTAGTTCACGCCATCGGTCCCCGAGCCATTACACCTTTAGTCGCCGCCCCAGTGCCGCGAATCTTGATGCCGGTAGTCTTGACGTTCTTCTCCGGGTATCCAGAGTTTTTCAAGTCTACCTTCGGGGCAGGTTTGGGCTGATTAGGATCTTTCTTCATTACATCCCCCGAGCGGATTTTTTATACGTGAACGAAGACTTTTTCTGGTTAGCAACCTTCGCCAGACCACGCCCCAGCTGCTTCATTTGAAGATTTGTTTTCCCACCCTTGGCAAACTTGGTGGGTGTTTTACCCGGGTGCATGTTTGCTTCATGCTTATGCACCGCTTTTTTTGCGTCCATGATAACTCCTAAGTTGTCACTATCGTAACAGTACCAACAGACGTAACCGCTACCAAATAGTTTGGTGTCAGCCCCGCATCGTTAGCACTGGCCCCGCCAACAGGATTCCAGCCCCATTGAATGTCTCTTGATCCACCAGTGGGGTTGCCGTCAACGTTTACACCCGCAGTGACATACGTCGTGTCTCTGCGCGGATTTCGCAACGCTTGCGGGTCGTCTACAGGATACATACCCAATTGCAACTGCGGTTGATCCGGATCCCAGCACTCATAACAGACCAACAAGTTGATCTGTTTGGTTTTAATAATCAGTTTTTGAAGGTCGCGCAAACGAAAGCGAAACCCACATCTATCGCACATGGCGATAGCGATCTTGCCACTGGCAAACCTGTTACCCATTACGCACCGCTACTGCCAAGGTAGTACCGACGCGGAACAAATCGGACTGCCGCCTTCTCACGGTCTTCGCCAGCTGCCAAATTGAATTGCTCATCGTACTGAGCTTTCAACATCTCAACTCGACTTGCCAGTTCAGGCGTCTTGGAAGCAATCCGATACGCAAGCCCTGCGGTCAACGCCGGCAAGAAACGGAAGTTCAAATCTCCAGTCTCAAGACCATTGCCAGCGTCTTGGATTCTGCGCATACGCCAGTACACAAACTGATAGGTCTGTGTGTTATCGGGGACCAGCCAGACTGTTACTGACGGGAGGTTCGGATTGTAGACCGCTGCACCTGTGAGATGAGAGGCAGCAGTCGTATTGTTTTGCCCTCGAGCCACCCCCATCAGCGTGTTGCCACTGATGTACTGATAGAAGATGTCTTCGCTATCAACTCGGATAAACCCATACCCCGGCAGGCCAACTACCGTATTCAACGGAATACTTGTAGCCGTTGATGACAAAGCACCGTTAAGAGTGGACGACGTAGGCGACACCGCTCCAGACAGGCGATTGACCAGCACCTGAATAGGCCGACCTGATGCAAGCTTGTTCGGGATCGTGGCATACGTTGACACACTGATCCGCGTGATATTCAGGTCTGCTTGTGTCGATGCCGTGTTCTGACCAGTCCTGATGACGTGCTCGAGCAGGTCAATCGTATCCAAAGGAAGAGCGTATGTGCTAAGCCCCGCGGTCAACGTAATGATCCCCGGCTCAATCGTCCACATGTTAATACCACGGTTCTGCCACTCAATGGTAAGCAGATTCATCGACCTCCGAGCAGTACGCAGGTCATAACCAGAACGCATCTCGCGCCCAGCAAGTTCCCACGCCTCTTCGGCAATGTCGGTAAACTCTAAGTTAAACGCCGTGGTACCAGAGGTGGTCATCTAAATCTCGCAGTCTTCTGAGCTATGCCTTTAGGCTGGGCTACAAACTGTTTACCTTTTGCCTTGCCTGCTCTTTTAGCTTTCGTAGTTGCCGCGTATTCAGCAGGGCTCAAAGACTTGATCGCTGCTTCTGGAAGATATCGCTCACCCGTTTTGGAGGAGGGCTTTCCGCTTTTGGTCCGCCAACGTTGGCTACCCCAATCTTTGAGCGACTGTTGCGGAGCTTTAGTCACGATAGCCGCCGCCAGCGGCTTTGTACTTTTTTGCTAGCAGTTGTGCTTTTCTCGCGCTCCACTGCCCTGCGCCAGTACCTTGCGTAGCCTGACCCTTGATCTGGTTAAACAACGTCTTACGCATCCCCGGCTTCGTATAGTTTCCAGCCTCGTTGACTTTGGACTTTACTTCACCGCCCTCTGCGTACTCATAGAACGCAGTATCATCCCGCCGCTGTTTACGCTTTGGCTTAGGCATTTTGGATGAATTGATAGCACCCATGCCACGTGAAGCTAGCATTTGCAATACCTCCAAGTGTAAACGTTTACGCCTTAGATAAGTTTACCGCGCGTTTTGCCCCGTTGAGCGCAGCCATCTGCCCGTTTAGATGCAGACCCAACCATTCCACCTTTGGCGTAACCTTTTACAGCGCCACCTTTTTTCATCGTCATCCCGGTGGACCGCGCCATACTACCCAGCCCACCACCACCGCCTATACGCGATTGGATATCATCAAGCGCACCGCCAACAACTTGAGCGCCCTCCCTTACCGTACTCAAACCATCCCGAGCCGTTCCGCCTCCTGAAGACGACGGAGCAGTGCTTCCTCCGGGGGACGGGGAAGGCATAGGAAAAGGCATCGGAAACGGCTCTAAAAATCCCGGAGGTATTGAACCAGAATACCCGCCTTCAGCAAATTTACGTTTTTTCATACAAACCTGCCCTTGGTCTTACCTCGCTGAGCACAGCCATCAGCTCGACTAGAAGCGGAACTAACAGCGCCACCTTTTGCTAACCCACGCTTCATGCTGCGCGGAGCAGATTTGTCATACTCCTCGCCCATGCGCCGCATCATGCGCTCGTCTTTAACCTGCTCACGCATACGTGCTTCTTCTTCAAGCGTCGGCGTCATCATGTCTCGAGGCGGCATCGGCTGCGGTTCTGGACCAGCTTCTTTCCCACGTTGAAACTCATCTGCCATTACTGGCGTTCTGGGTTTAGGTGCTGGCGGACGTTTTGTGCCCATAGATAGGTAAGTTGCGTCGTCAAACGCCTTACCCATACGCTTACGCTTGGCCTCGTCTTTCATGTCCTGAAAAGATTCAGCCATGTCAGCACTTCCCGCCGCCCATCATGCGGACTTGAGCGCCTTTAGTCTTGCCTTTCTTGGCAATACCGTCAGCTGCGCGTGTGTATCCGCCGGCAGAATAGGCCATGCCGCCGCCCATCATCTTCTTGGCCATGCCGCCAGCCTTCATTTTTCCTTGACCGTCGGCTGCAAAAGCGGGAACTTTTTTCCCGTCTTTCATAACCATCGGCATACCGCCAGAAGCGTAGCCGCCCTTCTTCATGCCCATCTCGGCCATCTCATGCTTGACCATAGCCTTGGGAGCACCCTTCTTTTTCATAAAGGCCACTTCTTTACCCATCATTTTTTTGGATTCTTTCATTTCGCCACCTTGGTTGAATTTACGGCCCTTATCGGCCTGCATGAATTCCTTGCCAACCTTTTGTGGGATGCCAAGGCGTTTAGAAGCTGCGGGGTCATTGGCGACCATCGCCATCAGGTTGTGCTGAGCTTTGGTCTTGCTTGGCATTTGCCCTCCCAGTAAAACCTTTTACTGTGTCGGTTTCCCAGATTCGGATTGCAAACCATATTACGGTTAACACCCCGCCAATCAAACCAACAATAGGCGGAAACCATTGCATAAAACCAGCAACGCCCACAACAACGGCAGCGCCATCAGCAGCGGTTTTGATTTCTTGTGCGTTCATCTCAGCACTTCCATGCTCTCAGACTTTTATTGATCCGACTGTTTGGGTCATTCGCGGTCTTCGCTGAAGTCAGCTTCTTCTTCATGCCCGTCATCCGAGCACAGAATGACTTCTTCCTTGAACCGCCTTCCGGTTGCGGGGCCTTGAGCCCCGGCTTCCCCGGATTGGCTTTGTTGTAGCTGGCGCGTCCTTTGGCATTCAAACCACCAGACTCCGCTTTGCCTTCTTTGCGTTGCCATGCTGGCGTCTTCATGGCTACCCGCAGATGATGGTGCAGAAGGTCACGTTGGTCAGGGTCACCACGCAGTAGTCTTGGTTAGATCCTAGCGTTGACAGAATACCTTCTGCTGCCATGTACAAACTGTTTGCAACAATGGCAGAAGCAGGAGTATTGATCTGCAGCCGGAGCGCACTGGCAAGATCATTAGTGTTGAACTTGACCGAGCCAGCACTACCGGTGCCAACATAGTACAGACCTTTGATACGCGTCCGGGGAAGAGCAAGACTCCCGGTGGTACCAATCTTTACATTACCCGCCGATGCACCACTAGCTGTGATGGAATCAACACGAGCGTAGTAGTTAGACGAAGTAACTGTCGTGGCATTAGGCCCAGTCAACGTCTCACTGACAACCGTGTTGGTTAGATCACCAACTTTGATACCGGTAATGGTAAAGGTGATTCCTGAGTCATTACCAGCCGAGGTGATGATGACTTTGTACCCGTACCCGTTAGGCCCGACCGTGTTGGCAAGTAGGGATAGAGAACCTGCACCTGCAATAGACGCATTCGCCCGATAAAGAGCATCGTCCGTCGCAGGCGTTACTGCCCATACGTCATATTGCATGACGGACTCCTATTACTGGTCAGCAAAAGCAGGAGCAGTTGCACCAGTGACGCTACCCCACACCTGCCAGTTAGTTCCGTTAATCGCCAGAACGTTAATCTGCGCAGCGGCGGGGACGTTGACCTGAAGCTTGCTATTAGAGTTCCCGTCCGAGAACACAACAGACGCAGCGCCATCATCGGTATCGTTAAACGCAACACCACCAATAAAGTAATTGGTGTTCGACCCGGTGTTGATGATGAAGTCCGTAGCGTCAGCAGCGCCGCCGCCATACACGAACGTAAACATCAGACCGGCAACAGGCGTCGGAAGCGTATAGGTGTTGTCTTGCGTACCGTTGGGGACAATGTTGATCCGGCCAGCGTTAGCGGCGGCGGTCAGCGAAGCATTACCATCAGCCAGCGATACAGGGGCTGCAACTACGCCAGAACTGGAGAATGCCGGACCGACTGTGACAGCGCCGGTAGAAGAATTGACAGAGATGGTCTCAAAACCATTCTGCGAACGTACCGGGCCGGAAAAAGAAGTGTTAGCCATCTAATCCTCACATGCGAGTAGCGCGTATCAGTCTGCATGTCGTCAGCCGGGACTGTCTGATACACGGGATAACCCCGGAATAACTCTTTGTAGCATACCTAAGATTAAAAAGAAAGGGGGCCGAAGCCCCCCTTCTTAGGCTGCTTAACTTGCCCCGGGCGACCCAAACACACCCAACGCATCGGACGCACCGAACGAATAACGCTCACGGCTCTTATACCGTGCGTTACCCGTGTCGAAGTCCGCATCCATCGAGTTTTGAATCGGCGTACGGACAAAGTGCTTCAGTCCGTTGGGCACATCAGTGATCAAGAACCAAGCGTTCGTATCAGTCAGATAGTGATTGACACGATAACCTTCCGGGATCGACCCGTTGTTCTTGAGCGCGTTGATGTCGTTATCAGCCGTGCCAGTACGGAGTTCCGTTTCAAGCAGACGGGTTGCAACGAACATCAGTGCCGGGGGAACAATCAGCTTCCGCGGTTTGGCAGCAATCAGCAGCCCACGCTCATCCGTATAGCCTGCAATCTGAATGACAGCCGCCTCGAGGGAGGTCTCATTCAGGTCAGCGCCGGTCGTAGGACGGTTGCTGTTGGTACCACCGGAAACCAGCGGGTGAGCAGTCGAGAACAGGGGCTGGCCATCACCGTAGGTTACGGCGGAGCTAAAGCCATTGTTCAGGATTGCCGCAGCTTTAACCTGCTTGGTATACGCCATGGCCCGAGCAAGGGCTTTGGTGTACCGGGCCGAAAGACTGTCGTACAGGTTGTCTTCCATCGCCTCTTCGGTGATGGCAAAACCCATAGCAATCGTTTCGTGGTTATAGCGAGCTGTAAAGGCTTCTTGCGCATTGTCATACGCAATTGCCTGACCCTCGTTTTTAACCGGCGCGGCGGAGAAACCAGACAGCTTGGTTTCTTCTTCAAACGAACGCTCAGAGGTCTCAGTTTCAAAGATCTCTTTGTGTTCTTCGCCGTACCGTTTGTACTCCAGACCGAACAGTGCATTAAGCCCGGGCAGGAGTTCTTTCAGTAGTTGTGCGCGTGAAATAGCCATGACTTAACTCCTTTAGGCCGTCGCGGTGGCAGCGTAATACTCGTGCTGACCGAAGTTGAGCTTAACCAACAACTCGGGGAACTGGGTAAACACCAACGTTGCGCTAGAAGCAAACGCCACCAAAGGCGCTTGATTTAGAACAAACGAGGTGGCACCAGCAGCGGCGGCGGTATCTACAAACGAACCGGACGGGATGTACTGCCCGTTTGAAGCAAGACTACCAACATCCGTACCTACGGGCAGTGCAAAAGGCAGAGCCGAGCAAGTAACGGTGGCGGTCGAAATGCTGGTAAACGTTGCAGTACCCAGCGACACAGCGGTCTCAGGCACAACACCCAGAACACGAATTGGAAGCGCATCCGTGGTTGCGGGGGTGTCCGTCGGTGCCAGCAGTGCGTTCAACGAGTTGCCAGTATTTGAATTGCCGGTGTTGTTGATACACGCAAGGTTCTGACCGATCATGGCGCGAGCGCCAGAAGCAATAGCGGTTGTGGCCGAGCAAACCGCAGCTTGGAACACCGTATCCGGATCGTCGCAAACATAAGCAACGCAATCACCAGCGGTAGTACTAGCCACCCAGTTCTGCGAGAACTGCTTCTGTTTAGTCGTCGGGTTGGTGAACGAACAACCGAGAAAGACACCAACAAGGGTGCCAACGGTGCCGGTCGAAACGCTAATCCGCTCAAGATTGCCGCGAACGAGCGCAACGAAGTCACCATAAAAAATGTCCGTGGCGTACGCGTAAGTAATGTTATACATACGCGTAGAACCGGCGAACACCTGCCCACCGATCAGATTGATCGGCTTTAGCCCGTAGGGCTTATCAACCGTGGGGTAAGTCATTTAAGACTCCTGAATGGGTTTACCGGGTAGACTTTACCGAAGACGTACGCTCTCTAAAGAGCGGCATTCTCGGATCGTTTTCCCGCATGAAATTATTGTCCACTGCGCTCATTTGGGCATCGGTCTGCTGTTGATAATAAGCATTCCGGTCTTCAACAAGCTCAGTAGGAGTTTTACAGAGCATCAGTCCACCGATGACGATGTTGTCTTTGAACCTTTCGTTCTCGACTACCATCATCTGAACTTCGGGATGATCTGACGCTTTGACGGGCTCCCACCCCTCACGAAGCTTTGAAGAAACATTCATGGGATCTGCAGTACCCAGAGTACTGATACGAATCCACCGATACTCCCAGCCCGGTTGAGGCTCAGGCGAAGGCAACAGATCTGGCCTTTGCCATGACCTGCGGCGCGTAGTCTTCTCGCGGGTTTCAAGTTCTCGGTTTGTACGATTCTCAGCCATTTTGTTTCCTCATCTCTTCAGCAACCTGTTTGGCGTACTGCTCAGGGGTTAGCCCAAGCCGTTTTGCGAGTTTCACTGCTGTTTCTGTCAGCACGATTTTCTTGGGTGCAGTGCTTCGAGATGCCGGTGCTACTACGCTAGATCTACGCGCCTTTTCAGGCGGTTTTTCCTCAGAATCAAACTGATCTGGGAACACTTGCCGCATACGAGTATTGATGCGCTCGTAGTATTCATCGCTCTGAGGGTCTATTCCCTCTCTGACAAGACGTTGGTGCAATCCCAGCGCGAGGCTTGTCATCTCATCGTCTGATCCAAACCAAGGATTGGCTTTTTGCCACGCCGAAGCTTTTGGATCTGCAACTGCTGGAACGACAGGCTCAGGTTTTACCTCAGTTTTTTGCGGTTGTAAAGCAGGCTTAAAGTTTGCAACTCGTTCTGCCTTACTTTGTGCAGCATTTAACGCAACTTGCGCTTG